CTATGTTTGATTTAGAGAAAATCTTCTCTAGCGTTCTCGCGTTCTTCAGGGGTTCTGTCCACGCCCTTGTTGAACGTCTCACCACCTGGTGGGAAAGCCTTGTGGACAGCTTGCGTCCTCGTTTCCTCAATTTCTTCGAGGGGATGATGAAGCTTGCTTCGAGGGCATTCCAATCCACTTTGGCGGGCGTTCAGCCCGTTGTTGATATAGTGGAAGAATTTGCTTCTCAACTCGTCGCTCCCTTGGTCCCGGGAGCTATCGAAACTTGCTCCGTTGCCGTCGCTGCCGCTGATTTTGTCGCTCCCGTTCTGTCCAAGGTTTCCGATAAGATTCTTGAGTCGGATTTTTGCTGGGTGACGGTGAACCTGGTCGTCTCCCGTCCCTACCTTCTCAAGACCCTCCTGGTTCCGTATTCTCTCGTCAGGTCTCTTACGTCGATTTGCCAACGTCGCCTCGCCCGGTCCGCCGATTTCAATCTACCTCGCCTTCGCCGTCTCCCCCGTCTTCACCGGAGGTCTCGGTGCTTGTATTGGTTGATTCTGACGGTCGTGGCTACTCCTCTACTACTGGGCGCAATCCTATCCCAGGCGTGTCGGTGGATTTGCCTCTCGTACGATCTTTCGTCCCGCCGCAGCGAACTCTCTCCCTTGGGTCCTTTGGCGAATGTTTGCGCACGTCGGTTTTGGGGCAAATGGTTCAATCAGACCAACTTGACGGTTCACTTTCTTCAGACGACCTTCGTCGTTTCCTTCTTGAAAACCGCGGTCGTCTCTGCCCCCTCGATGACGGAACTTGTTACTCTCGACTCTTCTCGTGTGGTGTGGTCCCAGATCTTGGTGCTTACCCTCGGGCTGCCGATGTCGCATCTGCTCTTGCCGTCTCTGGGTCCCGTCTCCGCACTTGTGGTCTTGTGGTTGATGGTGCAGCTCGCGTGGCACACGTCACCCCTCCTGGTGAGGGCCGACCGAAGGTGAACTTCTGTTTCTGGGCAGCCGCTCATCCCGATTTCCTGGTAGGTTCTGAGACCCTCATGGCGCGCATTCTGGCTTCTTCACATGCCGACAACATCATCGGCGAAAGTCTCGCTCGTTTCAAGTCGGTCGAAACCCGTGCTGTTGAAGTCTGCTCTTCCGTCCTCAACTCCCAGGAAAAGGCTCTCCTCGATCACTGGTCCATTCCCCACGCCTCCTTCCCCCACGGTCGCATTCCACATCCGGTTCTCAAAGCTCTCGAAAACCATCGCAATGTGAACACTCTGCCCTTCTTGTTATCGGGCCGTGTGAACGTCGTTTCGATGAAAATGACCAAAGTTCGAAAACTCCGTGCTCGTTGTCCCAACGCCGACATTCGAGTTTTTAACCCGGTCATTACCCCCGCTGACGTTTCCCGCTTCTCTGAGCCTGCCGATCTTCCGGCTCATGAGGCGTGCGACATTGTGGTTTTCGACGACTGTCTTCACCACATAGCTCCCAATGTGGTCGCAGCTTACATGGACCTCTGGGACGCTTCTCGCTGCTACGGCACTTTCATCTCGCCTCCGGAATCCTGGGAACGTTTGGGTTCGATCCACCCAACCCTCTACGGTATCCAGTACTTCGAAAACAAGTACGTCTTCACCCCGGCAGATAATGAGTCCGCATCATACGAGCAACATTACGGTGATTCTGGCTGGCACGATCTCGGATCTTTCACCTGTGGCGCCAATTACGACGTGGAGCTCCTCATTTCCTATGGACCTTACCACCTCGTATCCATCGTACGTGATCTTGCCGCTCCGGTCCGTCGCGAATTTCGGACTTTCGATGCTCCAAAAGTGGTCCGTCTCCCTGATCTCCCCGGTTTCCCGTCGTCTCACTCGCCTTGGTTTCCTGTCACTCTCTTCGCGCAGTCGATCTTTCATGCTGGTGCTTTGAAGAAACTTGGTCAATCGGACGTTCTCGCTCGAATGCGCGGTCTTTTCGCTCACACTCTCGCGCAAGGCATCCCTCTTGAGACTTGGGAACATTTCGGGGCTTGTTGTCGTGTCGCGGGTCTCAAGGTCTCCGACCCTGTCGAAACGCGTCTCGCAGGTGGCTTTTCTGATCGGCTTTTTCTTGCCCTTGAAGAGTTCATCCGTGACAATTTCGCAGAATCTTTCTACCTCTTCTTCTATCCTGACCGCAGGCTCATCAACGCCGTCAGGACAGCGCTCAACAGAGAGGTGGTACATTTCACGGTCACATTACGCCACGATGTCCTTTTTGAAGGGTTTCCGAGACATGAGCTGCCCGAACAACCTCCCGTGCTTGGAGAGGTTGAGGCCCATCCTCCTCCTGTCCCTCCTGAGAGACTCCCTGCTCCTCCCCCCGCTCGTCTGAACCATGGTCCGCGACCCTTCGTCCCTCCGGTTAACGCTCGGCGATTGCCTCATCCGGGCAATCCGGTTGTTGCTCTCAATCCCATCCGACGTGAGGTTTTCTTTGACTTGCCTCGTGCTCTGCGGCATGCCCCTGATTTCGTTTGGGAACCTTCTTTGGATCGCGGACATGTTCCTGAGAGCTGTGGGCACATCGCTCTGCGTGAGCTCAACCCACCCGGTAATGAGACTTGGTTGGAGTTTTTCGGTCGATTGCACAGCACGCTCCCCAACGTCGAGTTGGCTCGTTTGCGCGGTGACCCGGGGGTTTCGACTCAGATCTTTTTCCACGCTGCGGCATTGCTTCTCGGGATCTCGATCGAAATCCATCTTCCCGGTGCTGTTCTTGACAATGCGGTGACTCTGGTCGGCGTCGTGGACGGACAACGTTTTGATGTCTTCGGCATTCTGACTCCTGACGGTCGTGGTCATTGGCAGACCGTGCCCAACCCATTTCCCCAACAGGTTGGTCCCCCTGGCATCGCTGCTGACCCTCTCTTCACTGGCGGCTCTATCAACGTTCGTTCTTTCTTTTCGTCTCTTCTCCCCCCTGGTTGCCCCACTTTTGCGTTCACTCCCAACTCCAAAAGTGCCAAGGTTCTGTTCGATGAGATGTCCGAGAAGGTCACCGGCATGGTCACGGTTCTTCCCAAATGGTCTGATCGCCGCCCTGTCTTCGAAGCCGCTGTGCGTGCCGGTTCCAACCGTTCCGTTGAGATAGCCTACGTTTCAGGCGTTGCTGGTTCAGGCAAGTCTTTCCTTCCGAAAACTTACCTACAGTCGCGCTCCCGCGAGCTTTCCTGGTTTATCAACGTCGTCTCGCCCTTACGCGATCTCAATACGGCCTGGCTTGCCGCTTTTCCGAACGCGTCTCCGGACCAGCGTCAACTTTTCAAAACCCATGAGAAGGCGCTGTTTTCCAGTCCTGAGATCGTCGTTTTCGACGAAGCCCAAAAGTTGCCCGGTTTCTATCTTGACCTGTATGTGCTGACACATCCCACCGTTCGTTACGTGATTCTGTTGGGTGAGCCATATCAGTGCGGTGCGCCCATCACCAACCCTGCTTCCCAACTTCGCGCCACCGACTCCCCTGGTCTCACCCTGAGCCCTAGCATTGGTGTTCATTACGAGGTTTCCTGGCGGGTCAACGCTCACGTCGCCGCGTGTTGGAATATCCCAATTGCTCACGCTCGACGCGCCGGTATCTCTATGGTCACGTCCATACCCGCCGGTTGTCCCATTGTCGTTACCACGGTGGCCTCGCAGAATGTCATCCGGGAATATGGTCAGGAGGCTTACACTCTTTCTTCGTGCGGCGGTCAAGACTTCAACGGTCCTTATTGCGTCATTCTCACTCGCGAGCTCCTCACTGGTGTTCCACCGGAGGGAATTTATACCGGTTTCACAAGGTCACGTCATGAGATTTACGTTCTGAATGCCCTGACTCCCGCTCAGACTCGCGATGTGATGGCGTCTTCCCCATTGCTCGGCGCACTTCTCAACTCTCAAGTGTTGCCTAACTCGTACCGGGATTACATCGGCAACCGTCTTCCCCCCGGTGTTATCGTTCCTCCGCTTACACTCTTTCCGGCTGGTGTCCTGCTGACCGTTTCCGACGTCGTCGGTGGGGACTCAGCTTTACTGACGAAGAGTGAATCTCTCGTGCCCATCCTGCGTGATGCCATGTTGGCCTTGCCTGCCGAAAGAGTTGAGTCTGACGTTTCCCCAGTGAAGATCACACACGCCCCTGCTTCTGAGGAGTGGGTCCCTTCGTACTTTGGTCGTTACGGTGATCCGAAGAATGATCTCGCCAATTCCGGTTTTCACGTTGAGTCCATCGAAATGCCCGGTGATCCGTTACCCACCAAGCAATTCGACGACGTCAAATTAGCCCCGGCTGATCGCCTCGAGAATCTTTGTGACTTTTTCCCGGTTCACCGCTCCAACGATGCAGCTCTCTTCGGTCCCACTGTCGCCAAGCGTCTCCGCTTTGCTTCCGAGTCAGAGAATCTCGCCGAGTTCGCCTCCGCCTCTTTTCTCGGTCCGTTGCTCACCACCGCTTTCGTGCGGGATCTTGGCCTCGAGGATGTTCCTATTCCCTGGGATGATGAGCTGTTCGATTTCTGCGTCGATGATTGTGCTCGCAAAAGACTTTCGAAACCGCTTTCCATGTTGAACAACCTTGAACGCGATCAGGACCCTTCTCTTAGGGACAATCACACTGTGCTCAACTTCCTCAAAGGTCAACTCATTAACAAGCTTGACACTCTGACGAGATTCTCTGAGAGCGACAATATTGGTGTCCCAACGGTTAAGCCCGCCCAGATGATCACGACGTATACTGAGGAAATCAACGCATTTTTCGGTCCTCTAACTCGTTACTTGGCCACCAAGCTCCGCCTGTCCCTGCCCGATGATCACGTCCTCTTCTACGGTGGTTATTCGCTCAGCGATCTTGATGATTGGAGCCGCCGTCATGTGCCCACCAATCTTTCGCAGTCTTTCGCGAACGATTACACGGCCTACGACAAGTCGTGTCGCGGTGACAGTCTTCAGTTTGAGGTTTGCATCATGCGTTTCTTCAACGTTCCCGAACGCTTCATCGATCTCCACGTTGACCTCACATGCCATCTCAACAGCGCTTTGGGTCATTTGGGTATCATGCGCACCTCTGGTCAGTGGTGCACTTACCTTTTTAATTCTTGGTTCAACGCGGCCTACTTCGCCCTCAAGTATGATTATCCAAAGGAGGTTCCTCGCGGTTTTTCCGGCGACGACATGTTCATATTATGCGTGCCCAAAATTCGCAAAGGTTGGTCTCGTCTGTCCATCTACTTCGCTCTAATCGGTAAGCCTGTGATTGCTCGAAACCCCGAGTTTTGCGGTTGGATCCTCTCCTGTCACGGCATTGTTCGACATCCCATGTTGCTCCTTCTCAAGTCCCTATACCACGTTCGCAACAATTCATTCGACAACGTGGTCATCAATTACTTTATCGAGCACTCTTTCGGCACACGTCTTGGAGATGCCCTTCACGAGATCCTTCCCCCTGAATTGATTTCAGCCTTCGGTGAGTGCATTGCTTTGTTCAGTGGGCACATGTCAAAGATCCCGGACTTTCTGCGTCCTGTCAACTTGCTCGGTTCGACCTTTCTCCGACCTCCTTCGTTTCACCCGATTCATCTCGATCTGCGCCTCATGAAGATGGACTGGCGTCACGTTTCGTCTCCGGTTAGACGTGCCATTCTTTCCCTTGGACCTCCTCATAGAGGTTATTGAAGCCTTTATTTTTGTGTGTATTTCTAAATCTTTCTCACATGTCCGG